GGGATGGCGGTACAGTCACGAAGGCTGCTACTTATACCGAGACCGGTATCAAGACATTCAAGTGCAAGGAATGCGATGAGACGCGCACAGAGGAAATCCCGTCTCTCAACAAGACCTATCATATCAAGAGCGTTGTTGCTCCGACATGCACCGCTGAGGGTTATACCATCTACGAGTGCAATGAAGTCCCCGGCCTGACCTACAAGGGCGATTACAAGGCAAAGCTGCCGCACGCCTACGATGCCGGTAAGGTCACAAAGCCTGCTACCATCTACGAGAAGGGTACGAAGACCTTTACCTGCACCTCCTGCGGTGCTACTTACACGGAAGATATCCCGATGGTCGAAAAAACCTGGCATAAGGGCACTACGGTAGCGCCTACCTGCACAGAGAAGGGCTATACCATCTACATCTGCGACCAGGATTCCGCTCTGACCGAAAAACGCGATTATACGAATGCGCTGGGCCATGCCTGGGATACCGGTACAGTCACAACGGCAGCGACCTGTACGACAGCTGGTGTTAAGACCTATACCTGCACTCGTAATGGCTGCGCAGAGACTAAGACCGAGGAAATCCCGGCTCTGGGTCATAAGTGGGATGAAGGCACTGTAACAACGCCTGCTACCTGCGAAGCTGTCGGTGTAAAGACCTATAAGTGCCAGAATGCCGCTTGCACAGAGACTAAGACTGAGGAAATCCCGGCTCTAGGTCATAAGTGGGATGATGGTACTGTCACCAAGGCTGCTACCTGCACCGAGGATGGCGTCAAGACCTTCACCTGCCAGAACGACAAGAGCCATACCTACACCGAGGTCATCCCCGCAACCGGTCACGATTACGATGACGGCGTTGTGACCAAAGAGCCCACCTACACCGAGAACGGTGTCAAGACCTTCACCTGCCACAACTGCGGTGATACCTACACCGAGAGCATTCCGGCTCTGGGTTACACCTACAACGAGACCGTGGTCGCTCCTACCTGCACTGAGGACGGCTATACCATGCACGAGTGCGTGGAAGATGCTACCAAGTCCTTCAAGGACAACATTGTCCCTGCGCTGGGCCATCAGTACAAGGAAGTCACTACTCCCGCTACCTGTGGCGCTTCTGGCAGCGTAGACAATGTCTGTGAGCGCTGCAACGATAAGCAGCATGTGAGTGACCTTCCTGCTACCGGCGAGCATCAGTGGGATGAAGGCGTTGTAAAGAAGGAACCGACCGCTACTGAGACCGGCATCAAGACCTTCACCTGCAAGGCTTGCCAAGCAACAAAGACCGAAGATATTGCTAAGGTGCATAACCACGATTATACGCGCCTTGGCGAAATCGTCGAAGGACCCTATTGCGAGACTGAAGGCAAGCGTTGGATGTACTGCAGCTATGAGGGATGTAATGAAAGAGTGTTGAAGCCTGTTCCTGCTATCGGCTACCATGACTGGGACACCGAGCACACCGAGTGTCTGAAAAAGGCTACCTGCACCGAACAGGGCACTATGCGGATGCACTGCAAGCGTGACGCTTCTCATACCATGACCTACGACTACGGCGGTACAGGTCACATCTGGGATGAAGGCGTCATCACTACCCCGCCTACCTATGATGAGTATGGCGTCAAGACCCTGCATTGCAAGAACTGTGACGCTACTACGACCGAAAAGGTCCTGCCCACCAAGTACACCTTCACCGTTACCGTTGTCCCGCCGACTTGCACAGAGGACGGCTACACGATGCACAAGTGCAATCAGGATGACAGCCTCTCCTACAAGGACAACATTGTACACTCCACCGGTCACCATGCCGAGATGCGTGTCATTGAGCCTACCTGCAAGGAAGAGGGTCGCACCGAAATCTACTGCCCCGTCTGCGGTGATGTGAGCAGCATTATCAATACCACACCAAAAACCAACAACCATACTTGGGATAGCGGTGTCGTAACTACTGAACCAACGGCTGAAAAAGAAGGCGTCAAGACCTATACTTGCAAGGTTTGCAATGAAACGAAGACTGAGACCATCCCGCGCCTGAACGGCAGCGGAAAGTAAGCTACAAGCTTACAAAAAGCATAAGAAACACAAAGAGGAGCGTCTGCTTTAGCGGACGCTCCTCTTGCTGTGTCGAAATACCAAATTGGTTGGTATCATTCTTCGGTTTTCTTTTTGAGCCACTGTCTGCGCACAAACGGCATGACATAAGTCTCATCCTCATGTAACTCGAAGCCGTAGCTTTCTGCAATTTTCAGAGACCGTTCGCTCGCTTTTTGTCCGGCAGGAAGTTTGCGGACAAAGCCGTTGATGCTTTTGCTGGATGCATCGTACTTTGACTTGTCGAAGATGTTGAGTGTACTATCCTCACCATCATCTTTTTTCAGATAATTGCGAGGCTTTCCGCCGAGAGTTAAGAATTTCAAGTCGGTAGGAACGCCTTCGCGGGTGATAAAGGAGCGCCGGAAGGAATCGTCCGTCGGGAGAAGGTCGGGGACATCACAGACCAAGGAAGTGTACAGCCAAAGGATAAGGTGCGTGATTTGGTCGTGCAAATCCATATAGTCTGAACCGTCTAGCATCGAGTAAAACCACTCCGAGTTGGTATTGTAGTACCCGGAAACATCTCCATCAGGAGTTTTGATTTTGTAAACGCAGATGATTTCGTTGTCGCGGCAGGTTTCTTTCAGTTTTACTTCTCGCAGCATCTGCCGACTTCCGAACTGAATAACCGCACCGTTCGCAGGAAGCGTTCTGCGCCGATGGTGCAGGGCTTCTTTGAGGGCGCTGACGGGAAACTTATGCGACAAAGGAACCGGCCACCACTGCGCCTGATACGGGGTATTGCGAATCAACGGTTTGTCCGGCAGCATGTCCACGAGGTATTCGTTCAGAACGGTGGCTAAAGAGAGCACGGTATTGGTATACAGTTGGCACTCCCGACTCAGGGTTATGCTGTCATCGAGTGTCTCAATGTTCTTGTATCCGTATCGCGCATAATATGTGGCAAGCATGTCCCCCTTCTTTTCATCCGACATTTTCCGGTCAGCTTTGTCATACGGTTTGCCGAGATACAGTGCTTCGACATAATAGGCAGGTACATCTACAAGAGGATAGGGGTCTCGGATAATGATGGGTTCGTTTTCGGTGGTGATGCCGACTACGATGTTCACTACATCAAAATCCTGCTTCTTGAGATACTCAGTGCCTTGCATGATGAAGTCAGTAGCGGATATTACCACAGCCTCGTTGTGCATCACTTTCCCGTCAATTATAAGACCGTTGTGTGTGCATTCCTGCAGGTACGCTAGCGTCTTAAAGTAGAGCGCATACTGCTTATCTTTCTTAATAGGCTTTGTGAGCTCCTGAAAGAACTTATGCAGACCCTTGATGAACTTGTCAGGTTTGATGATGGCGAGCTCCAGCTGGGAATTTACGGCTTCCACGATGGGTTTGCATTCACCCGCGTTGTTCGCCAGGTGAAACATAAAGGTGGAGGCGGCATCGAAGTCGATGCCGTGCAAGCGAGAAACAACGACGCACGCTGTCGAAAGGTTTCGGCGCTGGAAAGTCCAGATAGCCTGACCCTTGTCCCTGTATTTCTTGTCCCAAGTATCGCCGTATTCAACGCGAAGCAGTGATTCATTGTCAATTTGGAGTTGTTCCGTGGTTGGTGTGATAGCCATGTATACTCCTTAAAATGTTAGGTGCTCTAAGCAAAGCTGTGCTACGGGCAGAATTTTATGCGCTGTATCGTTGCGCAGGTATTTAGGATTAAGGTATCTGAGCCCGAACCGGACCCGGTCAAGCGCATCGGCATCTTTGAGAATCGTATACAGCAGCCAGATGCGGTCAACGTTCGGCAGAGAAAGAGCCTCTAAATCTCTGCGAGCGACAGCATCATCGAGGCAATGATACTCGATGAGAAATCCAGTACCTGGATTTTCGGGTTTGCGGTCAGCAGCATAAATATCGCGGGATGCCTTGCCATGGCTATCGTCAACATCATCGTTCGTGCGACCGATGTCGTGGTAAATGACAGCATCCATCAGCATCTGCGTTTCTTCTTCGGAAAGCATAATGCCATCCATCTCAACGAGAAGCAGCGCGTTGAATAGTACACGCAGCGTGTGCAGGGCATCGTGCCCGGACTCATTTGCATCGAGTTTGCCATGAACTGCATACAGATGCCGAATCTCTTCGCGGCCGGCTTGGTACAGGGGCATGATTTCGAGAATTTCTTCTTCGACAGATTCTAAGCCATACAGAGTATCGACTTTTACAGATTTCACGGCAGACGGTAAAATGACAACTTCCGCCTCATTTCTTTCGGGGAAGAACTCAATGATATCATCCTTCGATACCTCTGCCGATACGATAGTGCTGTCTTCAGCGCTCGGCAACCTGCATGCAAAGAAACAAGCTGCTTTGTAGCTGACCGTCCAAGAGAAAGACTGCGTATACGGCGTTGATTTGCTGCCCTCTCCGCGATAAACGGTAACCGTATCCGGGAATTTCCGAAGCTTTTCAGCAGTTTTCTTCTTCTGCTCCTCAGATTTACCGGACAGGACTTTGCGTATATCGGCTTCGCTGAGATTCTGGAATCCATAATCGGTAGATTTGTAATAATCCATAAAGAAGTTGTACAGTTCCGGTGAGGGCTCTGCGTTCTTGATATACTGCGAGAGCACCGAAACCCTGAAACTGTCTTCGAGAGAAAAGAGATACGACCGAATCCGCTTGACATTCCCCTCAGAAATCGCTTTTGCTATCGAGAGAATCCGATTTTGAAATGCTTCATCCGATTCGTTTGCAACAGATAGGCGCTTGTCGCCGTAAATCTGAAGATTCAAGACAATCGGGATGGTAGGATTTTGAGGCTCGCAATAATAGAGCGAGGACAGGATGTTGTAGGAGGCATAAATGTTCTCAATGGGAAGAAGCGGGTATTTCTCCTGAAATTCCCCGGCAGTCATGCCGACGGTATAGCCCTTCTTCTTGAATTTGGCGAAATCCTTTTTGGTTTTCACTTCCGATAACGGTAGCAGATTATTGAGGTTTGCCCGGTTGGTATTAACGAGAATGTCTCCGATAGTCATGTGTGTATCTCCGCTCTGGACGAATTTATTTGCCTTAATTATACCACATTTCGTGTGCTTTTTCCATACAGGAAAGGCAGATGACAAACTGCAAATGAGTTGAGGGATTTGGTGTATCTCATTCCCAAAAAGTTGGAAATACTGACACTTTTAGGAATTGAGTTGCAGAAAATACGGACAAAAACTGCATCTCCTCCGAAAATTGCGTAGCTGCTGGAACTCAGGGGTGCGGGAAAGGTCAAAGCGTAGCTGCCGGGGCGTAGCTGCATACAAAATGAGCCTGATTTTGAGAAAAACCTTGCAAAAAAGCGCGATTTGTGGTATAATACATTACAGAAGGCAGGAGGTATAGACTCGACGGTGTCATCGATGATGACCTTGTAAGCCGGTGCGGAGTAAACACCAAAACCTTCGACCCGTCAATGACGGTTGCGGCACTTAGCTGTGCTGCGCTGCAGAGATGCAGCTTCCTTCTTTCTATCAAAGTGAGAACCCCTTGCTCCGGTCATTCGGTGCAAGGGGATTTCTTTTTGCTTTTTTGCTTGCGTGTTTGTGCGAATTGCATAGAATAAGAATTGTACAAGCGGAAATGGGTCTGGCGGGTTCTCGAACCTCTTTCTCTTTCCCGCCGAATAGAAAACCTTCTAAGTGCGATTTTTTGCATATGCCATCATGTCTGCCCGCTTGTACATCTTAACCTGCCGGTCACCGCCTTTGGCTGGCAGTTTTATAACCGTGGCTGCATATTTGTAGTCACGGTTTTTCTTTTGAGCAATTTCGCAGGCTTTGCCGCTCTTTGGGACGTCACTCCCCACATGACATGCGGCGGGTTGCGGGGAACTGCACCCCGGGTAATAGCGTTCAGAACGAAAACGGCACTGAAATCGGAGAAACACACTATTGGTTGGTATCATGTCAACAATTCTGGAAAAGGCATTAACCGTGGTTATGTCGAAGACTTCCGCTACAATGAGGAGTTTCTTGCAAAGTGCGCTCCCCCGAAGGAAGAGGTCTTAGAGACTGTAGAGTCCATTAGAAATGAAGACCTCGACGGTTACGAATCGTGGCCTCTGTACATGAAGCCGGTCGCAGCTGTCGGTGACTGGTATGACTTGCGCCGGGCTAAGGAACGCGGCAGCGATTGCTTAAAGGATGAAGCATACACCATTTATGCAAATGCCTTGCCCCGTGCTTTCGAGAAGTGGTGCGGGTATCCTGCAGGCAGCATTTACAGCACGTCGGACTATTACGGAAACACCTCGATTTTCTGCGATATCCAATAGCCCCCGAAGAAATTCGACGAAAAGTTTGCCACGCTGACCGAGGAAAAGCTTCAGGCACAACTGCGCGAGTTCATCGTCAATGCGATGGGAGACCCGAAATATGCAGAATGCAACCTCGAATACTGCGAGGAATACATCAAATGCGATACGCTGCCCGAATAAGGCAGAGAGGAAAAAAATCATGAACAATACAATCGTTTCTCCTGCCGAATATTTCGAACAGGTAAAAAGCCGAAAGCGGACAATGACGGCTGACGGACTTTCTCAGCTATATGAGAACTGCCTTGCTCTTCTCGAAGAATATCAGCGTTCCGGACAAATTGCTGCGCAGAAAAAGCTGCTTTTCCACATCGACAATATAACACGAGAAAAGAAGCTGCTTGACCTCGGCATTGATACCTTTGTCTACAAAAGTGATGTGGACGATTTTATCCACATGGTAGACAACAAGGTCGTCAAAATTGTGGAGCTGGAGAATTATCAGCGGCGGATTCCGGAAGAAATCATTCGGAAAATCGAACGCTGCAAGGGCATTTTCGATAAGATGTATGTAGTCTTCACAGATTACACAAAACGCGAGGAACGAAGAGTCGAGGCTATCAAAAGAGAAAAAGACCCCATTCTTTTTGGGACTTTCCAAGATACCGCAACAAGAACCGTGGTAGAACGCTTTTATTTCATCGGTGATTGGACGGATGAATATTGCGATTTAACATTGGATAAGATGGTTGCCGTTGTCAAAGAAAAGGCCGACAGGGACATCGTAAAGAAGTTTTCTACACCAGAAAGTATCCGCGAGTTGAGCGACCAGCTTAATAATCTGGATGAGTCCATGAACGGGTTGTACCGCCAGCGCGAAAAGGCTCCTGCACCCAAGAAAGGGTTCTTCGACCGAGTACGCACTGCATTTCGTTCTCTGAAAGGAGAATAAAATGGCAAAAGTGGATTTGACCGAGGATGAAGTCTATTCGCGACTTCGCTCTGTTTCTAATTCAAAAGAAAACGGCATTTACGATGCTTTACGTTCCGCCGATATTCCTTGGAACTTTTCTTCTCCTCTTACTTTGCTTCGTGTCATTCGCACAGAAGCAGAATTGACACCGCTGGTTTTTACTGGTGATGCAGAGACCGTCAACTTTATGAAAGAGGTTGCGGAAGTAGAAGAAGGGAAGAGATGTGATTGCTGCGGTCAACTTATCACAACGCCCTTATGGGATATGCCCTATGGTTCGTTGTGTGATGAATGCAGCAAGCGCCTTACCGAACAGGTTCACGACAAGTGCGAAACGCCTTGGCAAAAAATAGAACAGGGGAGAGAAGAGCGTTCCACTCCTTGGTGGTTTGACCTTTGATGTCGGAAAGGAAATAAATGATTAAATCAAAGAATAAGCCCCAAAGCGCAAGGAGAATATGCAACCGATAATCAAAACTAACGCCTGGTATACGCTGGTGACGGCCAAGAACGAGGTCATCAACGCCTCGTGGTGCAAGCAGCAGCTTGCCAGGATTCTGAAGAAAAGTACCGATGCAATCATCCTGTTCGATGTTACCGGCAGCTATGCAGCGCTTGCCTTAGACCACGACAGGCTCATCCCCGGACAAGTACCGATGGCGGTCAAGCAATATAAGTCCACTCCTGAAGGTTTTGTCCTTGCACATACCGTCAAGGTCGATGTCGAGGATTCGCAGGAACCAAGGCTTTTGGTTTTCGATGTGAGCTGGGTCATGGCATTTTCTTGGAAGAAGGGTATTGCCGCCATTACGAAGATTCTGAAAGTGTGGATGATGTGCGAACCGCAAGCAGAACCTGTCTGGCTGTTCCTGAACATCGACCCATATGGTTTCGAGTTGTCAGACAGCGAGGGATGGGAATGCTTAGAGCTCATTGTGAAGGACAAGGAATTCAAGGTAAAACCCGTCTTTCTCACTAAGGGCAAGACCGAGCGAGAAATCAACGAACGCCTGAATATCAAGGCGTAACGGCGGAGAAATCCGCTAACTGTCTTTTCAAAGCGGCCTCCACGGGGCGGACAGTGGGCAACAGCTTTTGCTGGCGAACAGCTTTCAAATAGAAAATCAATATATCATAAATTACGGAGGAAATACTATGACTAACGAGCAGCTGAGAATCGCGTTGGTTGCAAACGCCGTTACCCGCTCGAACCGTATCGGCTTCGACTTTCAGGACCCGGCAGGCAAGACTCTTGACGAGTACACGAAAGAAGCCATGATGCAGTGTGTCCGTGTCGCGCAGAAGATGCGTCAGCCGGGCCTTGATAAGGAGTTGGCGGGACAGGTTTTCCCCATCTACACTATCGGGAACTGGGCGCGGGAGAAGGTCGTCTATGACTTCGACAAGGATTTTCAGGAACTGCTGATGGATACGGACGATATCGTCATCCACCACGAGATTCTCGAACGCCTCGCATTCAAGGACTTCTATCTGCCGCTGTATGACAGCAAGGATTACTGCGGCATGTTCGTACATATCGAGTTCGAGCCCAAGACCAAGGATACCTTCATCGGCATCGTGTTGGTCGGTGGCGTTGCGAATGAGAAGGAGAACTATGCGTTCCTGTCTCTGCCCGCCTGGATTAAGGAGGGGCAGACACTGACGGAAGCGACTCGAAGCACAAAACAGTATATTGAGAAAGCTGCGAATCAGCGCTCTACCACCGATGTGGCGGTCCCCGATACGATGGAGGAGATTCCTCCCGTCTACAACGAGGGCACGCCGTATGTTCGTCTTGCGATGCTCTGCGCCTACTACCTCGCGAGCAAGGGCTCTGATGTACACCTCAATCCTATCAAGAAAGAGGACCGTCAGCCGTTTATGTTCAAGGGAAAGGCACAGAGGGTCAATGTCAAGGTCTTTACGGTAGGAGACCATGTGGCAGAGAAGTACAAGAATGAGGGGGACGGGAAAGCACCGCGCTGGCGTCACTACTGGGGCGGGAACGGCCGCGAACGTCGTGAGTGCAAGTTTTCGTTCTGATGAATCTACAGGGTGACAGCATGGATATAGTGAATGTCTCTACGGCGGGACTGATGCTGTCGTCGGCTGCGCTGTTTGCGGGAAACGCTGTGTACGATTATAAGTTCGGAAAGAAAGCAACGGCGGCTATCCGGCAATTTGAAAGCGGGAAGCCGTCTTCTGTCATCGACGATGTGTTGAATCAGACTCTTCTCGTAATTGCGATTTGTACCGGAATTGCGTTTGTTTTCGAGGAGCTCGCCTTACGCCTTCAAAGCATCGAAGATGTGCAGGCGCAGTACATGGTGCAGTTCAGCCTTAATGTCTTTATACTGGTCAGCGTTCAGGCTTTGATGTCTATTGCCTTCCTGCTTACTGCGTCCACCGTGGCAATGTTCAGGCTCAAGCGGAGAGGACTGACGAAGTTCACCATCATGACATACCTCTGCAAAATCGCAGAAAACCTCGCGGGCGTGTATGTGCTTGTCAAACTGGCTGTCAGCTACTTGCAAGCGATTTAATATCACCTAACATCGAATAAATTTATAACATTGGCTGCGCAGGATAAGTCTTGCCGCTTACAGAAAAAGGAGAACACCATGAGCACTGAGCTGGTCGCCATTGAGCGCATCACGATTCGCAAAGGGGACGGCAACGCGGACGATATCCGCAGCTGCCTCGCACATTATCTGCTTCAGTTTATCAATTCCGCCAGCATTGAATCTCTGTCGATGCATAAGCTGAGCATCAAGGTCGATGGCAAGACGGTATTGTTTGTTCAGGATAAGACCGGCGGCGTGGGTCTGAAAGGTCTTGATACCGACTGGCAGCACACGCCGGAAATGTCCGCAATCCTTGACCAGTTGGTGACGGATGTGGATGTTGAGGTGTTCCTGTCCTATGAGATGATTCACTATTTCAGCACCGAGAACTTCTATGGGTACAATTTTTGGAGCGAGGTACTGCAGGAATACGGCTGCGAGGCGGTTCGTTACAAGGGCCTCGAATACTACGATGTGGAGAGCAATGTTGTCATGCTGTCCTTCGATGGTAAGGAACTCTGCGACAATCCCGACTATGTGCCTGAGTCCGCAGTTAAGGATATCCACAAGTGGTTCTGTTACACATTCGAGATGTCGCTCGAACCCGATACGCCGTTCAATGCCGCACAGGTAGATAAGATGCTTGCCGCTATCGAGTCCGTGCATGGCGTCTTTGGTCGGGAAGAGGACGATGTTGCGGATGTAGGGGAGGATTACCTGTCCATCTGTACCGGCGTGACGCTGACCGACAAGGAAGTCCCGGCGTTTGCTGCGTTCCTGCAGGCAATGTCGGATGTCGCCAAAGAACTCGACACCACGCTCGACTATACCGCTGAGTTCGTCCCCGTCGGGATGGAAACCTTTGCCGCCATGATGATGGATAACGATAAGGGCAAAATCGTGCCGAGATATTATCGGTACTAAAAGAAGACGGTTCAAAAGAACCGCCTTTTAGTTATTAAATTCGCATTAAGAGTTCTGCGGGAGTAAACGCAACGACTTTGCTTTTTGTAAAATCACGAACATTTCTCGTGATGATATAGTCAGCATGAACGTGTTCTGCTGTAGCACTTTGAACTGCGTCTTCAAAATCTTTCCAGTTCATTTCAACAGCTTTCATGAGAACCGAGCTGTTAAAATCTGCAAACTCAAAAATCAAGCCTAACTTATGGTATATTTCTTCGATTTTTTCAGGAGTGAGTTCTTTTCGAAGAATATACACAATGTTTGCGAAAGATAAAGTAGAGATATAACCTTTTGCTTGCTCTGTCTCACACAGTTTCCAAATCGTTGCTGACTCTTTTACGAAACCCGCTCGGTTTTGTAAGACGTCAAGAACAATGTTGGCGTCAATCAGCAATACCATATTTCTCTTTCAGCCTCTCTTCCTTCACCGTATCAAGGTCATAGTTTCCTTTTAAGACACCGGTGAGAGAATCTGTGAGATAGGAGACGGCCGCATCTTTGGGAATGAAGCGACCAACCTCACGACCATTTTTTGTCACAATAATTTCCTGACCGGACATAACGAGATTCAGGTATCTTCCGAAATTGTTTTGCATTTCGGTCGCTGTTGCAGTAGCTGTAATCATAGCGACACCTCCTTTTAGCTAATTATATTATATGCGATATTAGCTAAAATTGCAACACAAAACAATAAATAATGTTTGTGCCATGATGTTTACTGACTGCTTTTTACACGCTGAGCTTCACCTCAATGGTGGGGCTATTTTTTTGTATAGGAGAGGAAACCAATGATTTCTAAGGAACTTTTTTGCAAAACGATTGCTGATGTCCAAGAGCAAAACCGAAAAATCTTGGAATTCAACCATGCGCTTGGCAAAATCTGCGACTCGACAGTAGTGTTCGATGCCGACAATCTGTATCTTACTGCATTGCTCCGCATCCTCAAAGAAGAACTGGATGACAAGGCGGACACCATTGAGTGGTGGCTGTATGAGGATGTTCGCAAATGTATCTGGTTCGACCTCGAAGATGGTCGCCGGATGCGCTACGACATGCCTACCGCCGAATCCCTGTATGATTACTTGACGCTGCCGTTTGAGCAGCTTCCTTTTGAGGTGGAATCATGATTTTCTCGCTTGTCAGTGCAGCGCTGCTTTGCATTGCATCGTTCATTTGCTACAAGCTATCGGGCAAGATGCTGGATGAGAAAGATGCGGAAAAATGCGCAAAGGAAGCGGAACTCGAAGAAAAACTGATTGACCTCATGATGCAGACCAAAAGCAAGCCGCTGTCGGACGATGAATTCAGTTTCGGCGGTGCTTATGAGGCATTGGTCATGGGGGGAGAGCGTCAAAAGCAGTTGGAGGATGTAGATGAAATTGACAAATTAACGGACAAAATTCATCTGCTGAGCATGGTCGAACAAATCTCATACCTCACGCTTTCATTCGGCGTTATGTTCGTCTGCATGCTTTTGTTCGTGACCGGTATTATCGCTGTTGGGGTACTGGCTGCGAGCGTGTATGCTAAATGAATGCTCAGAACGGAAAGAAAGGAGACACAATGAGCAAGAACCCGAAAATTGAAGGCATCGTCTTCAGATATGGCGATGATGACTACTCTTTCTGGATGCCAGACATCTCGAAAGATGAGAACGAGAAATTCGTGCAAACGCTGTTTGCGGCCTTTGAGGATAATGGCTGTTCGGTGCGCGGCACAAAGAAGGACATCCTCGATGCCATCCGAGAAAACACCTGAAACGATAGGTGCGAATCTCAGAAAAATTTTATGTGCTCGACACGAGCGTTCTTCTGTCATCTCCGTACTCTAACGAAAAACAACATTGACCAGGCACATTTCTAAGCACTGCGACATTTTTCCAAGGTTTTGCAAGGCCGTTTGCAACATTTTTCCGAAATTCACTGATATTTTTTGCAGTCATCCATCACGGATGGCTGCTTTTTTTGTTTTTACGCGAAAAAGTTGCCGATTCGTGCGAATTGCAGATAATGAAAATCAAGGGCAGTCATAGCGGTGTTGTCCGCGGAGATTTTCCAGACAGTGTCTGGATTTTGGAGGAATCATAGATGTACGGTAAACCGATGCATTTCATAGACTGGCTGATTGATATGCCAGAAGAGTTTTCGTTTTGGGTAGAGGACCAGATAGCAGTAATGTCGCCGTTGACGATTGCCGTGGTAATTGTTGTCGCATTGGCTGTTTTGGCCGGTATATGGCTTCTCGTCGTCTCTGCTGCCAAGAAGGACGTGCGCAATACCAGCGAGATACTGGCGGGCATTGAGGAAGTCAATCAGGGATATGAGTTCTATGATGTGGACGAAGAAATCTGCCTCGAATACCCACTCGAATCGCTTGAAGAGTATAGGGGTGCTTCCCTCGATAAGCTGTTCATGGGCACTGTTCGGAAAAAGATTCCCCAGTTTGAAGAGGTTTTCGGATGGGCGCAGTCGAATGTGATTCAGTTTGCGGCATATAAGGAAGAACTCAAAAGCATCCCCAACTGGACCGAGAAGGACGATGATTGCGGAAGAAGTATCCCTTTCTGGCTGTATAAGCACTATGAGAAGAAGCTGGTCAATGTAGCGGTGTTTGGCACTCCCGTGACCGAGACGACCTTCATTGCAGTGAAGCAGTATACGCCGCATAAGGGCAAGACGATGGAGGAGTCTAAGACCTATTCGATGGCAGAGGCTAAAGAATTCGTAAGACTCGCTAAGGCACACGAACAGGAACGCCAGCAGCGGGAAAACGAGCGGAGGCAGGCATCCTCGCAAATCAAGTATGAGGTCTTGCGGCGGGACAGGTTCCGGTGCGTTATCTGCGGTAGGACACCGGAACAGGGCGCGAAACTGCATATTCAGGCGGTAAAGCCGCTTCCGAAACACGAGAGACCGTCTGCGGATTGTTTCCGAACCGTGTGCGAGGATTGCATGAGGAAGAAGGGGTGAGGGGCAGAGATGTTTTGTATATGCGTACTTATCATAGCAGCAGCTGCCGTGTATATGGTCGAGGCGTATATCCATACCTACTACGCGATTGAGTATATGCACGGCGCACCGCTGTTCTTTGTGCTTCTGGCAAAATACGCAGCCCCGACCCTGTTCCTGCTCCTGTGCGGGTATTTTGTGTTCCGGTACAGGGAGAAGCGGCGGGAATCAGAAAAGCCTGCGCAGGAAAAACCTCTGAATCGGGAAGAAACCTATGCCGAAAAAATCAACGCAATCGTCAAGACGAAAGCAGTGTTCTCAGACCAAGCCGACCAGATGCTGTATCAGGTCAAGCGATTCGGACAAAAGATGGCGGTGGCGTATAGCATGACCCAAGACAGCAAGACATCCGGGGAGCAGGCAAAGTGCCTGACGCTGTTGGCATCGGCAGAACGGATATTTTATGACCGGCTGGATGACGCTATCCGCTCGGCATCGATGTTCGATGAGACAGAATACAAAGCTTTCCAACAAGGCATTATCTCGTTCGGAGATACCGATACCGCTAAAAAGAAGCAGGAGATATACGCCGGTATCATTAAGACGATAAACAATGTGGTCCATGATAATGAGCGTCTTATCCTGCGCTTAGATTCTCTTGCTTTTGCACTCAATCAGCGCTCAGCACAGAATCCGTGGGATACCGATGTGGTCTTGGCGATGTCAAGACTTGATGATGTCATCACTAAGACGAATCAAGACCTTGAACAGGACGAGGAAATCAGCCGCGAGGCTTTGAAACGATACGACACTCTAAATGGAGGTAATTGACCATGGCAAGAAAAGGTGTGTTCCCGATAGTAGCGACCTTAGCGGTCGTTGGCGTGGTATTGGCGGTGTTCTCCCAGACGGTGATGCGGGACTCGAATATCAGCACCAATACCATGACAACGGAGCAGGCGTATGCGGATTTGAGCGGGAAGATGAAACGCATCGGGGTACAGGAAGTATCTGTAAACCCGCAACAGCTCGATGTATCGGAGTTCTTAGACGCGAAAGATGAGTTGCCGGATATTGACTCCTCCTATCCGTTTGTGGTGGAGGGGAACGGTGATGTCAACATTGAAATCTTCTCTTCCGGCGAGAAAGCAGCAGAGTCCGGTTCCGATTCTTTCCTGACCAGCATGGCAAAGAAGTTCAATACCCAGCACAACAAGACTTCCGGAGACAAGACCATGAGCGTATCTCTGCGCTCCATTCCGTCCGGAACGGCGGCTGAGTACATTTCAACGGGAAAGTATCAGCCTGAGTGCTATACCCCCTCAAATACGCTCTTTGGCGAGCTGGTGAAGAACGAGGGCGTAGAGTTGACCGTTGAGGCTGACCGTCTGGCCGGCAATGTGGCAGGTATTCTCGTATCAAAGAAGACAGGGGATATGCTCCGCTCTGAATACGGTGAAGCGTCTGTTTCTTCCGTTCTGAACGCAACCATCGATGGCAAACTCATGATGGGGTATTCGAACCCTTACACGAGTGCAACGGGTCTCAACTTCCTGCTTGCGGCCCTTGCGGGCAGCGGTAGCGATACGATTGTCGATACGGCTGCTGTTGAGAATTTCCAGAAATTTCAAGCGAACGTCCCTCTCGTATCCTTCACGACCCAGCAGATGGTCCAGTCGGCGGACAAGGGTATCGTGGACGGTGTCGTGATGGAGTACCAGTCTTATCAGAATGACCCGACCTTGCAGCGCAACTACGAGTTCATCCCGTTCGGTGTCCGGCACGATAATCCTCTGTATTCCATCGGGAATGTCTCTGCGGAGAAGAAGGAAGTTATTGCTGCTTTCGTTTCCTTCTGCGCCCAGAACCAGGCAGCGGCGACGAAAGACGGGTTCAATGCCCTCGATGACTATGCTTATACCGGCAAAGTATATGACGGCAACACCATCGCACAGGCGCAGAGTGTTTGGAAAGAAGAGAAGGATTCCGGCATTCCTATTGTGGCAGAGTTCGTTGTCGATACTTCCGGCTCGATGCGTGGCGAGCCCCTGAATGCCCTGAAAACCGCGATGATAAACACCATCCAGTATATCAATGACGACAACTATATTGGCATCATTGGCTTTGACTCGGATGTCAGAGAGTACCTGCCTATTGACCAGTTCTCTCTTACCCAGAAAACCCTGTACAAGGGTGCCGTGAACTCCCTCGATGCGAACGGCAGCACCGCAATGTACAACGGTCTTTGCGTGGCAATGGACCGCATTTACAAGAAGTCTCAGGAACTCGGCGGTAACTGCACGCCCATCATCTTCGTGTTGACGGACGGTGACAACAATACCGGTTATGACTTCTCTGATACGAAGAACATCATCGCAGGCATGGATATCCCGATTTATACCATCAGCTACAACTATGCAGCAGACAGCCTCTCGGAACTCGCGTCCATCAATGAGGCAGCAGCTATCGTCGGCAACAGTGAGGATATTACCTATAAGCTCCGCAATCTGTTCAATGCAGAGATGTAACTCAAAAGCGCGGTTTTGTCCGCGCAGCTGCTCAAAAAGACAGCCTCCACGCGGCGAGCAGCGGGCAACGGGAAACACTCCCGGCAGATAGTCTTCCAGAAAAGGATGGAAAAGCCATGAAAACGCAACAGGTTCCAAACTCTCCTTATTTCATCCGTTATGACGATAATGGCTATTGCAGCGTATCTAGAGACAAGGACGGAAAGGAACTCATCCCGGTATCTGAGATACAGGAGTTTCTCGGCGCAGTAGCCAACGAGCTACTCTGCATTGAGCAGGAACGAAAGAGTAGATACCAGCGCATCGAAGAAGCCGAAAAAGCAGCATTTGCCAGAGGCGAAGCGAAAGGTAGGGAGGATGAGCTCCTTTCCACGGTTAGAGCACTGAAAGAAGAACAGGTGTCAAGTGGGTTCGCCTTTCACGCGGGGGATGGTAATTAACATGATGGGAAGCATTCCAATTCCAAACACCAGATTTTATCTGACAAGCATCGACGGCAAGAAATGGTTCGTAACAGAATACTACAGAACATCACCATTTAACCCAGACAAGGAGACCTATGACTTGTACAAGGCGTTTGCGGAAGCATTCAGAAAGAACGAAATAGAAGAACAGGAGTTTCAGGAAGAACTCGAAAAAGCTGTGAACAAGGCTTACGGAAACGGCTTATACGCCGGGCGGCATAGTGTTGATTTTGGCTAAGTCCAACAAGAAAAAGAAAAAGGACGATGACAAAAGAAAAAAGAACGGGCGGATTTTGCGAAAGCAATTTTAGAACACAACACGCGACACGAAAGCAAAGAATCAGATACGACTGAAATTCAGAAAGCAAACCGAAAAATCAACAAAATCGAAGAAAAACGACTCAGAAAAGCGGCAAAACGAATATGGGCATAGCAAAAATCGAAACTGCATCAGGCGTAACGCTGGTCCTCAATGGCAGCACGGTCTTTGCCTCCGACGATACATCCTACTGGATGCAGTGGGCAAAAGTCATTGGTGACGATGGGCATGTCTATGGGCATGCCGAGACTATTCGAGACGCCCTGTGCCTCGTCTTGGCAAAATACGGCGGGTTAAAGGGCAACAGCACAAAACAAACAAAATCGGTAAAGGCGGTGAGAGCATGGTAGTGTATACGAAATCCGGTGTGACAGTGAATTGCTGTGGCAATCTCTTCATTGCATCGGACGGCAAGACATACAACCTCTGCGGCAGGATGCTGACATGCAGTGGCATAGTCATCAGCTACAACTGTCAGTCGAAAGACGAAGCAATGGGTACGGTCATAGGGCTGTACGGTGGTCGAAGATTTTAGGAGGAACAATAATGCAAACAGTCATGACGAACAGCGGCGTGGAGCTGCGTGTGGAAAGCAACATCATTTATACCACTGACTCCAAGGCATTCTGGCGCAGCGGTAACATGCTGGTTGGTAATGGCACGGTCATCAGCTACCAGTGCCGCTCGATGGATGAGGCGGTCGATATGGTTGCGGCCTTGTACAACGGAAAAAAACCAGAAGCAGCGCAGGCATAATCCTCTGTAAAAGTATACGCCGTTCACCTTTTCGGGTGGACGGCTTTTTGCTTTGTGTATATAGCGATTCGGAAGCAAAGCAAGCTGATTTTACCAGCACTTTGATATTATAAGGCATGATTTCCAGCAGTTTGATATTCTACGGTCAGTTGCACAGCCGTGCGAATTGCATACAATGGGAATTAGAGGATAAAAAGAGCGATGCAAGGATGTATTTGCAGAAAGACGGCTGCTTTTGTAAAACGGCACGAAATTAAACGAAACGCGAAGAGGATACAAGAAAAGACGAATAAAATCCGGCTGAGTCAGATAAAACTTGCACCGAGTAGTTTAAAGTCCGGACAATGGGACAGCTAAAGTGGTAGAATAAAACTAGGAATACCTAAAATCAAAGTTGACCGAAAAAACAAAAAACATGAACGAATGATTAGTTGCTAAAAAAGTAACTGCTCGCTTATATACCCGACCAAAAGAAATGACCCAAATCTGTTTAGGAAGGATAGACACAAAATGGCACGAAGGAAAGCAAACGACTTGGAAAATCAGATGTCGCTCATGGACATGATGGCATCGGAAAGCCCCGAATACACCGAGGAAGGCCCGGAAGAACTCTTGGACCCCGGCGAGGATACTGGGGCCAGTGAAGGACAGACGGATAAGCCCTTCAAACTCGTGGCGAACAAGACCACGAAGGCAAAGGCGAGCATCTCTACGCAGGCGCTGAGTGTTGTGAAGGCGATATATGCTGATACGGTCGAAACGAATTGGGAAGAGTTGTTTGACGGGTTCGACAGACTCTATGCTATCACTTTTTCGTCCGGTATCGAGTTCGTGAATAAGGTAATCAACAAGTTCTCGTATGCGGAAGTCGTGTTCGGATGCGAGAAAATCATCGCCAACGACATTGCTGCCATTATGTCGGTGCAAATCGACAGCGTGCAGCGGCTCGCAAAATCTAAGTCGGCAGGAAACCTCGCGAACCGGCTCGATGACGGGTCCTTGCAGCTGTATGTATCGCGGGACACGAAATCGCACGAGAAAATCTTTATCTTGGAGAGCGCTGACCATAAGCGTGTCCGAGTCATCACCGGAAGTGCGAATATGTCGGCATCGGCGTTTTGCGGCATCCAGCGAGAGAATATCGTTTGCTTCGATGATGAGGCGGCATTTTCGCATTACAAGGTTCTGTTCGAGACCTTCAAGGAGACCTGCTCCGACAATGTCTCCTACAAGGCAGTCGTGAGCACCATGAATCAGGAAGATTATCTGAAAGAGAACATCAAAGAAGTACCCGTCTTCCAGTCCATTGAAAAGCAGAAGCTTGTCTTTCTGGAACAGGCCCAACCTGAGGACGAAGTGGAATACGAGATAGTCGCCGATGTCAAGAAGATGCAGGAGCTCGTCAAGCCAATCGTGCCTAAGATGCCGGTACAGGGTAACCGTATCGTGGTAGCATCGGAACCGATGCGTGTTTTTACGAAACGGTATACCGAGGTTCGGCGCGTAGCAGCTGAGGCTGTTAAGCAGCTTCCGAAACTGCATATCGATTATGATGCCGGGACCATGACCTTCAACGACGAGAATATCGACCTCAATCCGAATCTCAGCGAGGTGGCAAAGAACATCAAGAGCATCCAGAAATTCTTTTCAGGCATGGACTACTTTTACGGCGATGTCGAACAGGCCAAGAAGGACTACTTCAAGTATATGACCTGGTATCTGGCTACCCCGTTCATGGCGTATCTGCGGTATTTTGCCTCGAGGAACAATTACGACACCAAACTGTTCCCGATGTATGGCGTTATATACGGCGACTCAAACGGCGGCAAGACGACCTTTATCAAATTCCTTGTCAAACTCATGTGCGGCGAGACCGTCAAGATGAACACAACGGAGGATTTTACAGCCACAAGAATCGACGGCCTCAAACGAGTATGTGAGGGACTGCCGCTGAACATCGACGACCTCGCCAAGACCCAGTTCCAGAACCATTCAGAACGGGTAATCAAGAACGATGAATGGGGTATCTCAGACAGGCTCGTGAACTATCCTGCTGTATCTATCACATCGAATAAAATCACCTCGCTGACAAAAGACCTCTCGAAACGGGCTATCATCTGTCGAATCGGTGCTAAAATCGACAACGAGCGCGGTGCCAAGAACTCGAAGCGTGTGAATGAGAGTATGTCGGAGCTGACTACCGCGTTCTACGGGGAGTATGTCCGCCGGATGCTTGTTTGCATCGATGAGATGACGACGGAAATGCGTGAGAATGCGAATGGCAAAGAATACTTCCCGGATATCTTCCATGCTTCGTCCAGTGTGATTGCAGATATCTTCGAGGCTTGCGGAATCGATTTGCCGGACTATGTGCGTATCCTGTATTACAACGACTACATGGGCGATGAGAGCATCGGCCGTGCTGCGATTGAGAAAATCGAACTGGCATGGCAGGCTGACCCGAGCAAGTTCCGGGTGGATAAGAAGCAGAACCGGCTCATTTATACCTACCCGCAGGATGGACCCTGGTACGAACTGAAATACATTGCAGACGAGCTGCCGAACTCCCTCGAAGCAGAGATTTCTGGCGGCAACCAGCTTATCATGAACTACGAGCAGGCACAGGAGTTGTTCGGTATCAAGTTCCGGCGCTGGCTGGGCATCTTTAACCTCTAATATGCATGGCAGGTTCTTTTCTGAGCCTGCCTTTTTATTTCGCAAAAATAGTTGCCCATTCGTGCGAATTGCGTACTATGAAGTATACAGGCAAGCTGAATAGCCGCTGAAAACAACTGCCAAGCAGAGAAAGGATAACACTATGAACGAGCAAAATTTCGTTGAAGATACTCAGGATTCTACTGAAGATATTCAGTATCAGGCGTATGTGGCACTGGTCGAGGATTTCAAGGAATTCATCGATACGACAGTAAAGGCCGGCAAGGATTCCTATAAGCATGTAGACTTGTTCAATGGCAAGTCTTTAGACGAATCCGTGACGCATACTGTGCCGCTGGAAGATGACAAGGCACAGCTTCTGGCTGCGGCGTGCATGGACTTGGCAAACTCGACTCTGTGGCTGTATTATCACCAGAATAAGTTCAAGGATACAGAGTTCGCCGAGGTCGTCAACAACAACTATCCGAAATATCAGGTCCGAGTACAGCAGGAGATGAACCAAGAGGGAGGACAGTTTTATCTGCGCAGCTGGTATTCGCTGGCTCAGAAGATTTCCAGAGAATGCCAGCTGAAAGCGTTCGAGGGCTACAAGCCCAAGGAGCAGATGACTTATGTGAATGTCTATCTGCTTGTCTACGCTGCTATGAAGTCGCTGAGAAACGGGTCTTTGAGCCGTATCATAACAAACATCGAACATGACTCCGATAAAATCGGAAACCTCGCGTTCTACTTCTTTACTTATATCCTCGAAGTGTTGGAAATGCCTCTCGGATAAAAGAGTGACCCTGCACATGCCGCTTTTGGTGTGTGCAGGGCTTTTTTGTGTGTGGGGGATGGCTCGGAACAATATGCGGAACAATATCAAAGCTAAATCGACATTGTTCCGACAAGCTGATTTTGTTCCGCATTGAGCTTCGAAGTTTGGTGGGAGTTGTGCAAAGTTTACAAAATATATGGTTGATTTTCTACATTTCACTCAGGCAAATTCTGTAATGTTAATGTCAAAGGCGCAAATTTTTGAAAAAGCGGTGCAGAATATTTCTCTCAATAGGCTCATCCACAGAAAAACATGGGATACAACCGAAAACTCGCTGGAAAAAGCGCGGATTTCAGCAAAAACTCGTTGGGAAAATGTGCAAGGACGCAAAACTGGTAGGAGTTGCAACTCATACACAATAATGAGAGTTTTCTTCACCAGCGTTCATAAAAAATGGGTACGCCCGCACTATGTCGGCATACCGATATGCGATGACCAAACGATGCAGCGCAGCCAGCGCCATTTTCGTTCTGAGCACAGTTTCCTCTTGCCAGGCTGTGCGAATGGCGTACACTGATAATTGTACGATAGATAGCAGCATAATAAACGACTTCCGTACAATTCATATTCTGACGAAGAAGAGCAGATTCACCAAAGTGGTGCGTCTGCTCTTTTTTGTTGCCAACGAACGAAAGAGGTGTAAAACCATGGCAAAACCCTGGACATCAGAAGAATTAGCGATTTTAAATCAGCGGTATCCGAAGGAGGGCGCGAGTGATGCGCTCGTAAAGACCTTGAACCGCACAAAACAGGGGATTCACTTCAAGGCCCAGCAAGTTGGGCTTCGCAACGCGAACCGAAAGAGATTCACTGACGAGGACATCAAAATTCTGAGAGAGAGGTATCCGAACGAGGGTGCCAGCAAAGACCTCCAGAAACTGCTCGGCAGAAGCGCCGCGACCATTAACAGAAAGGCTCGTCTGCTCGGCATAGTAGGCGCTCGGCATTATTGGACCGAGGAGGAGTTGAAGATTCTGGCTGAACGATACCCGAAAGAGGGAGCAAGCCAGGAACTGATGCAACTGTTTCAGCACAGTGCCTATCTCATCAGTATGAAGGCTAACGCATTGGGGCTCCGATACGAAAATAGACGCCGGTGGACCAAGGAAGAGGAGGATATTCTCATGGAGAGATATCCTTGGGAAGGTGCAAGCGAAGCTCTTTTGAAAGACCTCAACCGCAGCCGCGCTTCTGTCTTGAACCATACGAGCATCATGGGCCTTGTGTACCAGAAACGCTCGATGTGGACGGCTGATGAGGAAAAGGTGCTCCGGGAACGCTTTCCCGAAGAAGGCGCGAGCGAATCTCTGCAGAAAACTCTGAACAGAACAAGCACTGCCATCTACTGCAAGGCGATGCGCTTAGGATGCCAGAAACCTGCCCAAAAGAATCGCAAATGACCTCTTGCACATCCGTGCGGCTCGGGGTATACTAACGATGTAATCAAAAAGAATTATCTTTTGCGAGGACTCCGCTAATGGCGCAGTTCTCGTTTTCTTTTTGCCCGGAATCCTGCAGAACCGCAAAGCACCGGCACTGCTTGCCGCCCACCGTCCGCCAGCAGGGTACTCACGGGAAAACCGGCAGAAGGGCCCCGGTGTGGATGCCGCTGCGGGATAATGCATGTCCAGAACGGAAAACAAAAATGCTGCTACCCAGATAATGGGTAGCAGCATTGTTTTTTGTCTGGGATAGTCAGGGCTATCAGGCAGGTATTAGACGCGAACGCCCATCTCGTCAGCCTTGTCATCCTCGACATCAAGATAGTAGTACATGTCACCGAACTCTAAGCCCAACTCATCGGCATACTTTTTCAGAGTGTCAGAGAACACTTTCATGTTAAAGCCATTACCGGGATGCTCTTTCTGCCATGCTTCGATTTCACGCTTCGAGGCGGCAACGCAGAGCCTATCTTCCTTGTCATCATCGTCAAAGGTGAATCCGTCTACCAGACGACGGTAGGTGTCGTCAGAAGCCTCATTCTGGATAACATAGGCAATGATAGCAGCCTTATTGTTGTAGTCTGAGTTCTCCGCAAAGAAATCCTCGATATCGCCATGGCGCACAACAACATTTTCATAGAAGTCCTTGATTTCGCTGTCGGCATACTCGTTCGTCATGACCTTCTCATGATTTTTGAGGAACTTAATGAAGGTTTCATCGCTCAGATTGTCCGCATAGAATCCGAGAGCGTCCACGCGGACTTTCACAAGGCTGCTCAGGAACTTCTCCATCTTTGCAAGGACATGCTTTGCTGTGAATGCTTTTTTCAGGTTTATGGTGTAGTAAAAAACAGGGAAGTCTTTAATATCAACGCCGCTTTCCCTAAAATTTTCTCCCACTTTGTCGATAGGCTTGTGCAAGAAGGGCGCATATTTGTACAGCGCATCGACATCGGTGATGTAGTCAGTGATGTACAGTTCATCGTTTTTGCTGTAGTGTCCCAAAAGCCCGACGGCCGCAGAGAGGCGGATGCCACGCTGGAAATTTGTCCAATCGAAAGTAACGGGATAAATGACATTCGCAACAGTACCGTCCTCAGAATACTCGACGGGAGCTGAGCAGCGATGAATACCGAAAAGGTCATAGCCGTCCTTGTGGATGCTCATGTACTGATTCTCGAGGATGACCAGATTATACAGCGGCAACGACATCGGAATCTGCGCTTTCAGGAATTCGAGAAAATAGTTTACGTTCTCGTGAATCCATGTGTAGTCGTCCACGGTTTCGATGCGTTTCTTCGACTCCACGACATCCTCACCCGGAAGCGGCTCGTAACCGCATGCCTGACGAAGCTCGTTTTCCGTCACGGCATCCGTTGCCTTGGCGATTTTCTTCAATGTCACCTCGGTAGGCTGAGACTGTGTTTTGCCGTTTGCAAGACGGTTCACATATACGCGACCAAGGTGCGATGTCTGGGAAAACTGCTCCTGTGTCCGCGTACCGATGGCTTTCTTGACGAGTGCCGCTAATTTATCAGGGTCATACCCGGAATTGTTTTTGCCGTCACTCTCGAAAACTGAATCATTCTTGTTCAGCCAGCCGTCAAGAATCGAATACCCGATATCATGTAAGGAGGCGCACACATGTCCGTCAATGTTCCTGTCAGGTTTTGGTGTGTGTTCATTATCCTCGAGAAATTCAACCTTCTTGCATAATAGCGCACGCTCATTAGCAAGAAGGATATCAGGAGCGTTCAATTCAGCAAGTTTCGTAACGCGTTCATTGCTGTCTTTGAGTCTTCTGGTCAAAAACATAATGTCGCCGAGTTGGTCAGGAGAAAATTTCTTGAAAACATCTGTACCGAGTTCGATTTTAGTGATGACAGGGAGAGTAACAGATGTATCGATGTCTTTGGCGTATTGCAGGATAGCATCGACAACAAAGTAGTAGTTATCATATGCTTTGTAATCGATATGGACAATGGTATCCGTTTTCTTTATCGGGACAATCGTACCTTTGCCATCCTTGACGCCATAGAAAGTCGAAACGGTCATAAAATCGTCAAGGACCTTCTCATCGACATGCAATGCCTTGGCAATCACCGGCAACTGCTTGCGAAGCAGGACAGGGGCGTTCAGCTTGATGGAAAACATACGGCGACTCCTTTCGCGTGTATCATTTTGTAGCTTTGTGTATTATTCTGTAACTATTATACAAGGACGCAAATAGAATTGCAATAGAGAAAACAACAAAAAGATACAAAAAAGTACACGAGAATACAAGAACGGATGGCACAGGAAAGGGTTCGCCTTGTTTCCGTTCTGGACGAAGCAGTTTGGGAAAGGTGACGCGCTGGGAATTCAGCTGCTGCCGTTCGGTAGGCTGCTAACGGGCTGCAGAAAGGAAGGCGGCAAGCCCGGTGACTGAAAATATACGTGTTCGGTGCTTGGCAGTTGCACATTTGTGCGAATTGGATACAATGGAGAATATAAGGTGATTTAGTATGTAAGCCGCAGGGATTCGTTCTCTGCGGCTTGATTTTTCTCGAAAAGAGGTACAAAAGATGTGAAATCGGAAGAAAGCTCAGAAGGCGGCTTCGCTCGTCATGGCGGTCATGATGACGCTGACCCTGGTGCTTAGTACGGTGGTGCCGGTCGTTTTGCAGACGGCAGCAGTTTTCTAAAATCTCATGGTTTGTTCTAGCCCCGCGTGGATGAAATGTCTGCGCGGGGCTTTTTTGTTTTTGCGGAGGAAATCATCATGGCGGAAAAAAAGCGGCAATATTCACGAGCGCTCGCACAAAAACGGTGTCTGGAAGCGATTGAGCGAGCCATTCTAATCAATAAGAGCGAGGCGGAAAGACCTTTCGTGTTTCAGGTACAGGAATTGGTCGTGTTCGGACCTCTGGTCGATACCGATGCGCCTGCGGTCCACGGAGTAGATATCCTTGCGACTACGGCGCGGCATCACAGATACCGAAATCGGGACGAGGTATTTCACAGCGACAGTGAGGATTTCATCAATAAGTACGCTCCGTTCAGTATCTGTTCGTGGCGGTTCCGGGAAGAGTTCCCGGAAAAGGATATGCTGAACTACCTCAAAGGCCGGCACATGGGTATCGTGACGATGTACGGGCAGCAGGATAGGGCTTTGCTCGATGATGGTAGATTCTTCACCATCATCCGAGACGGCAGGGTTCAGGCTGACCAGCTGGATGCCTTGAAGGAACTGTTCCGAGGTAAAGCATGAGCGCCGTTACGCTGATGCAGGGAGACTGCTGCGAGAAGCTGAACGGAATTCCGGCGCATTCCGTGAACCTCGTCTTAGCAGACCCGCCATACGGTATCACACATCAGGCTTGGGATACGGTATTGCCGTTTGAAGACTTCATCGAGAAGGACGGGAAGCGACTAAGCCTGACTGAGTTTCTTCTTTTCTGCTACAAGGCGGGGATTTCATGTGCCGATGCAATGTCCGATTGGACCCAAAACAAACAGCAGGGGATTTGGAAGCAGCTGGATAGAATCCTGACCGAAAACGGCGCAGTGATTCTTTTCTCGGCGGGAGCATACACCAAGACCCTGATGGACAGCAAAGTCATCCCGTGGCGATATAACCTCATCTGGCAGAAGACATCTCCGGTAGGATTCCTCAACGCGAACCGGATGCCGCTAAGGGCGCATGAAGACATCCTAGTGTTTTACAGGAAACTGCCCACCTACAACCCGCAGAAGACCTCAGGGCATCCGAGAAAGGTCTCAACGGCTGAGCATAAGCGGAACTCCAAGATGACTGAGGATTATGGGAAATACAAGGCAAAAAGCTACGACAGCACCGAGAGATTTCCTACGAGCGTTTTGACCTTTGCCACAGATAAGCAGAAATGCGCAGCGCACGGCACACAGAAACCCGTAGCGCTGTGTGAGTGGCTCATCAGGAGTTACACGAATGAGGGCGATACGGTTCTTGATTTTTGTATGGGAAGCGGCTCGACCGGCGTGGCGGCAATAAATACGAATAGAAACTTTATCGGCATCGAAAAGGATGCCGATTTTTTTGTTGTTGCGAAAGAGCGAATCGCCGATGCGGCGCAAAGACGTTGAAGATACCGCTATTTTTTTAAGCACAACGACCAACAAAAAGCATCTTAAACACACGCGTGCGTTCGATAAATGAGCGCGTGTGTTTTTTGTGTATTCCGCGCATTTAACGCTCATTTTTTGTAAATAAGTATCCGATGCGGAGTGATTCCGCATCGGTTTTTATAGGACCAAAAATGAATAAGAACAAAGTATACACGCATGTTTCGCTGTTTTCCGGTGCAGGGGGACTTGATATCGGCTTAGAGCAGGCTGGGTTTCATACGGTATGGGCGAACGACTTCAATCATGATGCCTGCGAGACCCATAGGTTGTGGAGTAATGCCACGGTGGTGGAAGGCGATATCGGCAAAGTAGACTACGATACTATCCCGGATTGCGATATCGCATCTTTCGGATTCCCGTGCCAGGGCTTCAGTTTATCGGGGCCAAGGAAAATCGACGATAGCCGGAATGTGCTCTACCGGCATTGCGTCAAGTTGGTCGAGAAGAAGCAGCCAAAGCTGTTTCTTGCTGAGAATGTCAAAGGTTTGCTTACGCTTGGCGGCGGAAAAATCAAGGACGCTATCATCGCGGATTTCGAGAGCAAGGGATATGTGGTGTCCATCAACCTTGTCAATGCTGCGGACTATCATGTCCCGGAAGATAGACAGCGAATCCTCCTTGTGGGCATCCGAAAAGACCTTGCTGAGAAGTATGGCGTAGAGTTCAAGGTTCCTGCACCGTTTCCTGACCGCATCAGTATCCGGCAGGCATTAGAGGGTTTAGCCCCGGCGACGGACGATGAAATCTGCAAAGAAGCCTATTCCTCGCGCTACATGTCCCGGAACCGGAAACGCGCATGGGACAGCGTATCGTTTACGATTCCCGCGATGGCAAAGCAAGTGCCTCTCTGGCCAGGTTCGCCTGACATGGTGAAGGTCGGCAAAGACCTTTGGCAGTTCGGGGAGAAAGGCAGTACAAGGCGCTTGTCCTATAGAGAAGCAGCCGCTATCCAGACATTCCCGAAAGATATGGTCTTTTGCGGAAATCTCACGAGCAAGTATAAGCAAATTGGAAATGCAGTGCCTTGCGAACTTGCAAGAGTCGTGGGCATGGAACTGTACCGTATCCTGAATGAAATTGAAGAGCAAGAAAGTCATTGCCCGGCATGAGTGATTCGTGCCGGATTTTTTATTGGAGTCATCATGCCAGAGACAAGGAAATACACCGTTGTTGACCTGTTCGCAGGTGTCGGGGGACTGAGTTACGGTTTTTCAAGAAACGAGCACTATGAAATAATCTTGGCAAACGAGATGCAAAAGGATATCGCGAAAGCGTATACCATCAACCACCCTTCGGTCAATATGCTGCAAGGCGACATCAAAGACCTGTCAGAAAATGTCCTCCGTAAAGCGATAGGAAACCGGACAGTTGATGTCGTGGTTGGTGGTCCGCCGTGTCAGTCGTACTCCACGCTCGGTAAACGGCAGATGGATGCGCGGGCAAATCTATTCATGGAATACAAGCGCGTTCTCCGCATCCTACATCCGAGAGCCTTCCTGTTTGAGAATGTCAAAGGTATTCTGAGCATGGATGGAGGAGCCCTGTTTGAGCATGTCCGCAAGGAATTCGAGGATATAGGGTACAGCCTCCAATACAAAATCCTCAATGCCGTAGACTACGGTGTACCGCAGCTACGAGAACGGGTCATTCTAGTAGGGTTCTTGGACGACAATCCTTTTCAGTACCCGGAACCTACCCACGGAGAAGGACTACTGCCGTATGTGACGCTGCAAGATGCACTTAAAGACCTGCCTGCGCTCTCGTGCGGGGAGAAAAGCACCGTGTATGCCGCCCCTCCCGACAATACATTCCTTCAATGGGTCCGGCAGGGTGGTTCCGATGCGCTTACGGAGCATAAAGCCCCGAACAACAGCGCCCATCTTCGCAGAATCATGGCGGCGCTCAAAGATGGGCAAGGCAAGGATGATTTGCCGGAAGAACTCAGACCTAAGAGCGGGTTCAAGAACACCTACGCGAAACTCTGGTGGGAGAAACCCGCCACTACCATCACACGGAACTTTGCCTGTCCGTCCTCATCAAGATGCATCCATCCGAGAGATTCAAGGGCACTCACGATACGAGAAGGAGCACGGTTACAGAGTTTTCCGGACAACTATCAGTTCTACGGCTCGGATTGCCTGAAACGCTTAGAAATCGGCAACGCGGTCCCGCCGCTGCTTTCGGTGGCATTGGCTGGACAGATGCTGAAAGCACTTGATTCAGAAAATAACACAACTACAGATTCTCTGCACTAAGGAGCCGGGAACGAGGATTTTACATGAATAATAAAAACGCCGAATGGCAACGCGAATTCTACTTGACGCATGACAAGTACCGGATGCAGAGGCAAGGGACGGATTGCTATAAGGTCGTCAAGAGCCTTACTCGTATCCTGCAGCTGCCTACCATTGCGAAACTCACGACCGACAACGAATCAGTCATCAGTGATTTCCGACTGAACAGCGGCGAGTATGGGCTGGAGCCCTACGATGAGTACGCTATCAAGGTGAATGACACCTACGGTGCATCATTCTATATCCTTGTTCATAGAAGGGCTGATACGACTTTCCTGTGCCCGATTCTCGTGGGCTTTGATGGAGAGAACACCTGTGCTATGGTCATGCCTACCGATAACTGGCGGATGCGGGAAATGACGGCATTTGTCGAGCTGAGAAGGGCTGAGAAGGAATTCGGTGTGGACGGACTGATGATGGCGGTAAATACACGAAATGGGGTATACGGCTGCCTTTCCGTTCTGAACGAGTCTGGCAACCTGCTGGAAAAGTGGTTGCGAACCGAGCGCGATTCCCTACATATACGGAACTCTGTGACGGCTCCGAGCTCAGCGGCACTAATACTGCAAATCTGGCTGCATACGATATGTCTCTGGAAGCGGCGGTGTTTGAGTCGGAAGGTCGAGCAGCGCATCGTACACGCAAACGGAGAGCAGGAAACGGTCGGGGATGTCAGAGAATGTCTAAGCACAACCAAGCAGACTATCGTGGACCTCAAAAAAGGCATCGTGGTCTATGTGAATGACAGTACCGGGAAAGGTACATTTGCAGGGTTCTGCGTGCTCCAATCTGAGCGCTGCGGACATTTCCGGCATCTGCAAAGCGGCAAGGTCGTCTATGTCCGACCCACGACCGTTCACTACAAGAAGCTAAACCCCAACAAGGCTATCAGCCAGACTGCCAAGCCGGTAATTTACCGAAACACGGAAGATTTCCTGCGCGAGAAGTCTTATCTCGAAAACGATGTGCTCATGATGCTCAAATGCAACGGTATCGAGTATCAGCGGGAAAAGATGTTTCCGTGGATGGGCAAGAAGCGCCTGGATTTCTTCCTGCCGGGCAAGAACATCGCCATCGAGTGTCAGGGTGTGCAGCATTTTTACCCCTACGGCAGCGATGACAGGGATTTCGAGGCGCGTAAACAGCGTGACACTGATAAGTACAACGAATGCACCAGCAACGGCGTGCAGGTTCTTTATTACATGAGTGACATGATTCCGCTGCCGAAAGAGATGGCAGGGAAATACCGCTATGTGACCAGCCTCGACGAGTTGCTACAGATTCTGAACGATGAATAATTGATTTCGACTCCTCCGATGTTACGGCATCGGGGGTTTTGTTTTTGGGAGGATACAAAGATGGCAAAGAATGTATCCTACCGACTTATGCTGGGAAACCGGTGAGTTTACAGATGATTGCTGTTGCGATTTTTGCGAACATCGTGAAGAGTGCAGTGGCTATGATAAAAATGATGATGACGACGATTGATATGCCACAGTAACGAACAAAGCCGTAACAAGCGCTCACCATGACATCGTAACCACCTGCACACCCAAAAACCATCGTAGTCCTTATTCAGCACTCGACGCTGAGGCAGATGTCTTGAACCAACACCCAATACATCCATCAGAGCGTCTTCGTCCTCACAAAGGATTTTGGCAACTGGGACATTGACTGAGTTATTGAGATTGGCCTTGAGTAATTCACGAAGCGTGGTATAATAAGGCTATCACAAAAGATTTGAGCCTCCCATCGTAATCAGTAGCATGCTGACTGCGGTGAGAGGCTTTTAATGTTTGGAGGATGGTTTGTATATGGGAAGAGCCGAACAGCGATGCTTAGAAGAAGTGAAGCTTCAATACGACAAAAACGAAATCCGGTACTATGGAATATCAATAGAAGAACAGCAGCAACTTCATGTTCTTATTGACACAGCACAAGATACAGATGGTGAGACAACAACCTTTCCTGATTTTATTGGGGAAAATGGTTGGATTGAGCATTTTAAAGTAAGTAGTAGCAAACACAATAAAAAAGGTAGTGAAAACAGCAGGAAGATTGCAAATATAAACCGTGCAATCGAAAAGCAAATAGAGTCTTCGATAAATGAGAAATCGTTAATTCATCCATTTTCCTCATCATTTTACTCTAATGGAAACAGTCTTGAGAATTATCGAAAGTCATTGGAAAATAATTGGGAAAACCATTATCAAAGCTATTTGAAGGAACAGGGAAAAATGAAAGCCTTAGAAATTTCTGCTTATATGATAGAATCTGACGACGATTTCCTTAAAGTAGCGCGGTTTGATGATTTGCGTGAAGGGATAATTCAACATGGTAACACAGAGTTACCGTTTGAGATTATATACGATAAAGCTGTTATGGAATATATACTACAACATGCCTCGTATTTGAATTATGTTATATTCAAAAGTAATTATTTGGTTAGTATCCTCAAAACTACTGCTATTTCCAAAATTATTGATGAGTTGGATTACAAAAACATTGTTGTATATCCGATTCAAGGAATAGCGATGCGGTATGGTTTTCACATTGGGACGGAATCAAAATTGCCGGATAGCTTTCAACCATAGAATAATAATGATAATTGCATATCAAGAAAATGAATGGTATAATGTAAATAATACAAACCGCCATCCCGCACCAAATTCAAATACCAACAACCCAAACAAATCCCATAACGAAAGGAGCCATACCATGTCCACACTCAAAAACGGCGAGTTCGGCATCGACTTGGACAAGGAGAAAATTCTCTGGACCGACCGAAAACGCCACACCATCTTTTCTCTGCCGCTGCCCCTTACAAAGTACACCCTGACCGAGACCAAACTTATCATCCAGCGTGGCTGCTTTAATCTGCGCGAAGACGAGATTCAGCTGTACCGTGTCCGGGACATCGCGTTCAAACAGAACTTCTATGAGCGCCTTTGCCGTGTCGGCAGCATCCATCTCTGTTCCACGGATGCCATGACACCGGAAATCGATATCCGTCGTATCAAGAACCCGCGTGATGTTAAGGAAGTGCTTTCTAAGACCATCGAGGCTTGCCGGAAAGCGAACGGTATCCGTACTTCGGAAATCATCGGGGACCATGGCTGCTTCCCCGAGCCCGACCCGCATGGTATGCCTCCTGAACCCCACCACGAACATCCTCATGACTAATACCAGCCCGTACAGATTCAGTTCTGTGCGGGCTATTTTTTTGTTTTCAAAAGAAATTTTTGTAAAACCCGACCTAGCCGGATTTCAGGGTAGTGTGGTGGTTGACCGCTTATGCGAACGGCCTAGAATTGAAAGTGTAGCAAGCACACACATCAATACAAAGGAGAATCCATCATGGAAACTAACATTCTGAAATTTGAACTTACCATGAGCAGAGCTTTGGACGACAACACACCCGACACCATTACCGCCTCCATCGGCATCCCTGTCGAGGCCGATGACGATGCGGTCAACGAAGCGATGAACAGCGATGAACTGATTGCCTACGCTGTCGGCGTATTGTACGACCTTGCGGCTTATATGCGCCCACAATGGCTGGATGGCGAGGACACCGGCATGACCCTCGAAGTTTATTTCGGTGACAGCAAATGTCAGACCCGCAATGGCTTCGTGACGATGGATAAGAAAGGGTATAGCTTCGACCTCAAAGATTAAGCTGAGCCAATTAGGAGTCTTGCCTGCATCAGCGGGTGAGACTTCTTTTTGCTGTGTAGCTGCAAAACATAGTTGACGACCCGTGCGACCCGCATACAATAGAATATGCCAAACAGCGTTTATGACGCTGCTTCGGTAGAGACGAATAGGGTCCTGAGCCGACCTTAAATGCTCACTGCGAAGAAAGACCTGCCTGCGGCTAACAGGCGGGTCTTTTCTTTTTGCGGGCGTTTTTTGCTTTGCCAAAAATGTATCTAATCCGTGAACATATAGCGTTCATCGTTGTATTCAATACAACTTCATGGTATAATGCAAGTATCAAAACAAGCAAAACATTCCGTATCATCGAAGATATTTCAGAGGCATGTCTATGAAGCGATTCCTCTCGTTCATCCACAAAGCACTCTTCCTTCTTGCTGTCGCAACCATTTCTGTAGCGTTCGAGGGATGCAGTGAGGTGGCGGACAAGACCATGGACGGCATCAAGGACTTGCCTGCGCAAATCATTCGGATGGCAACTCCTGAGATTGCCGAAACGGTGGGTTCGGAGAAAAACATGACGCCTGAGACCGCAGCCACAGAATACAACTACATATACTTTCGGTACAATAATCAGTGGGTCACGAATAAACTCATCAGCTACGAGGTAGTCGATAGCGGGCAGAACATAAAATTTACCGTAGAAGGTAACAGTGTAGCCAACTACTATACCAGCATGGCAAATGTCGTGCTCATGCACAAAGACGAAAACAACACACGCACACAGAATATATACGAAAAACTGGCGGAGGGGACAACCTATGGCTGATGCACAGCGAGGACAATTTGAAATTGATTGCAAAAGCGGAGAAGCGGCCGGCATTATTTACGGTTTGGTGCATGATAAAACCATGTTCCGCCCGGAACTCGACCTTGCAAATGCGCATCCGAAGGAGTTCGATAACGAGCATATTTTCCCACTCGACATGTTCATTAACAGCGATTATTTGCTTAAACTCAGCAGGGAAGAGTTTGCAAAAGAATTAAAGCGGCTGTTCGATGAAGATATAATCGGATATGCTCAGGTGGTTGTTGCTACTGACATCCATGATATGCATCGCAACGTGGTCCTGACAGACCCCACACAGATGGATAAACTGAGTCGGATTGCTGTATCTCTGTTCGGCGTACCGAAAAGGGAAGCAAGACGAATTATCGCCAAGTATCAGGCTCAGTAAAAAGCGAGGAGGATAAAAGAATGCTGGCAAATATCGCAGTTTTACGAACTGTTAAAGCAAATGTAAATGAAGCAATTATGGTTGCGTTGCCCTCGATTTTGTTCGAGAGTTCGCACGACAAAAAAGATACACAGAAATACTATCTGCAGGGTCCTGCGGCTGAATATATTCCTGTTGAGATACCGGATACTTATGCCAAGAAATTCTCCAAGTGCGCTACGGCATTGGCGATGCAGCTTGTCCTTCTCAGCAACAAGACGAAAGGCTTCTTTGGTCCTGAAATCTGCAATGTGGAGGGCAAAGATATCCAGACTGCCCGGAGCATCATAAACTCCATCATGGGCGAGAGACAGGCAAGGTTTTATAGCGCAAAGCTGAACGATGAAGTGTATGATACGCAATATGCGGTCAGCGAATATGCGGTTGAGAATTGGGCAGACGACATTGTGCCGCCCGTTGTCATCAACAGCTGCATCTGGGCTATCGTGGCAAATACCGCAGCAGAGATGCAGAAGGACAACCGTTTCCTACGCAGAAAAGAAATCTGCGATACTGAGTTTTTGGAAATCGCAACCAGAATCTACAATGAGTTGCTGGGGTTTGCAGCGAGAAAATACGAAATCTTAGACATTGGTGAATGACTATGAGTGTCAACCTTATTGAGGGCAATATCTTAACACCGCCGACTCGTAATGAGGATACTATCATTTGTCATCAGGTGAACTGTCGTGCCGCGATGGGTGCTGGTCTTGCCAGACAGATTCGGGATAAGTGGCCCATTGTGTTCGACGAGTATGTGAAAGTTTGCAATCCTAAGAAACTCGGTGACTTTCAGGTGGTTCAGGTCGCCCCGCAACTGTATGTTGCTAACCTGTTTGGGCAATCGAGCTTCGGCAGAGATAAGCGTCAGACGAACTACGCGGCGTTGGGAACGGCTCTTTTCAGAGCAATGAAAGAACATCCTAATGCAACTTTCCGTGTTCCTTACGGTCTCGGCTGCGGGTTGGCAGGCGGAAACTGGGTAACGGTGCTGAATCTCATTGAAGAAGCCGCCAATGCTTGGAATGTGAACGTTGAGATTTGGGCGCTGCCCAAAAAGTAAAGGATTAGCATGTACAATACCAACTACAAATGCGTCAAGCCGTTCGATGTATGGCTTGATGCCATCGGTCAAGATGGCAAGAAAATTCCATATCGGGTAAAGCGCGGGACCATCTGGCGCTTAGAATGGTGCGGCGGCGAGCAGAACTTCAAGGAACTTTCAGGTCCAAATAAGATGCACATTACGCTGCCGGATGAGTATGTCGAGAAATATTTCAAAAAGGTTTGAGCATGGGGAATTATTGTCCGTATACAAACGGCAATGTCGTCTACCTGAAATGTCAAGAGTGTGAGGACAGAATCTGCGAAAAGGATTGGTTCTTTTGCGGAGTTGCAGGAACGCCGTTATCGATGACGAAGTCCCGCATGCAAATGTCAGAGTACCTCGATAAGATGCTGGCAAAACGGGAAAATGTCGTCATTGCAGCAGAATCTGGTAAGAAGATGACTGCTTTGGCGGCTATGTACGCCAGCGAGCGGGGATACTCTTTCATTCCTGTCACAAACGATGATTTGCCCACATACTTATCTAAACAGCAGAAAAAGGGCTGCGTAGTTTTTGAAGGAGTCGCAGATGAACGAGAAATCGAAAGTGCCTACCGTAAGCTGCGCATACCGCTGCGGCACTGTAGATTGGAAGGAGCGTAAAACTATGATGTACCAAAAGCTGGTTCGGGATAATATCCCGGCTATCGTTGAGAAGAACGGGGAAACCTGTGTGACGCGCACGCTGTCCGACAAAGAGTACGAGGACGCTCTGACAAACAAACTGCAGGAAGAGGTCGCTGAACTGCTGGAAGCCTACAAAGCCAAGGAACGAAGCGTTCTGAACTGTGCCGAAGAAATGGCGGATGTGATGGAGGTCCTGTACGCTATGGGTAAGACTTGCGCTGTTTCCAAGCGGGAAATAGAACAGGTCAGAAGTCAGAAAGCGTCGGAGAAGGGGATTTTCTCAAAGAAAATCTTCTTGGTTTCGACAGAAACGTGAAAGGAGCGGTTTGTGACGCAGCAAGACGCAGTGCGGTTAATCAGAAAACTGATTTTTGCCAAAAACAGTCAAGACCTCACGCATTTTAACCGGTGTGTAGACGAAATTGCACAAACCTTGGACGAGCAAGGCGACAAAGAAGGCGCTCGTGCTATTCGCAATACTTCCCGTGACGGCTATGTAAAATCGTACTACGAGGCAAGTCGGCAAGCACAGCCTCTCGGTAGCCCCTTTGTCAGCTATAAACCTGCGTTCGTCATCGACAACAAGGATATCGCACTATGGCATGCGAAGAACGATAATCCGCCGATGCGAGTTCGACACATTTTAGAGTACGTCGAAAACGGGGAGATGGTCGGAAAAGATGTGCTGGAATACGATGCAAGCACCGATAAATGGCACCGTATTGAGGCGGAATGTATCGAGTTGGTATAGGGACACTGCATAAACCATGCTCCTCTAACCCCTTTCTGCTGGCGGTCAGCAGAGAAATAAAATATACAAACAGCGATTTTTATCCACAGCCTCTTGCACATTTGTGCGAACTGCATACAATCTAAATTATAGACTAAAAACTGTACCCTGATGGCTGTTTAATGGCTGTCAGGGTCTTTTTATTGCCTGCCAATCTACTATTCGGAGGGATTACAATGACGCTCAAAGACTTGTCCAGCGAACAGCAGGACCTTGTACGGCTGGCGCTTGACGGGAAAAACGTGTTGTGCGATGCCTGTATCGGAAGCGGTAAGACGTCCACAATCAATGTTTTGTGCAACGAGTTTGATTCCTCTAAGGAAATTCTGTACCTGACCTATAACCGGCTTTTGAAACTCGATGCACAGGAAAAGATTCTGAACGATAATGTCACGGTCCAGAACTATCATGGATTTGCCTCGAAAATCCTGTACCGACGCGGTATCAAGAATGTCGGACAGGGCGAGCAGATTGGGATGGTCTTGAGGAAGCGCGTTCCTGTCGGGCACTTTGACGTGCTTATCATCGACGAGTATCAGGACATCAACGAGGAAATCTCGAAGATGCTCGAATACATCAAGGAATCGAATCCCGGTCTTCAAATCATCGCAGTCGGGGACATGAAACAGAAAATCTATGACCAGACCTCGCTGGATATCTGGTCGTTCATCCATAAGTTCTTAGGCAAGCACACTCAGGTCAATTTCACGCAATGTTTCCGCCTGTCTCATGACCTTGCACAGCGGCTCGGAAACATCTGGGGCAAGGATATCAACGGTGTGAACAAGAGCTGTAAGGTATCGACCATGTCCCGCGAGCAGGTGGTAGACTATCTGGATACCAAGAACCCGAAGGATGTCCTGTGTCTCGGTGCCAGAACGGGGTCTATGGTAAAGGTTCTGAATGAACTGGAAGCAAGACCCGGCAACCTCTATGACAAGAACCATGTATATGCCAGCATCAAGGAACCGGACGGTGAAAAGCATGTAGCACCCGGCGCAGACGTTGGTATCTTTACAACCTTTGACGGCAGTAAAGGTATGGAGCGCCCCATCTGTGTTGTCTTTGATTTCACGGAATCCTACTGGTGCTCCCGTGTATTTCAGCCTACGGCGCGGTATGAGATTCTGAGAAACCTTTTCTGCGTTGCGGCGAGTCGCGGTAAGGATGAGGTCATCTTTGTAGAGCCTCCGAAAAAAGAGGACAGATTTGGGCTGGTCAGCGATAAAACCCTGATGACTCCCGTCAAGATGAATCAGGAGTTCAATACAAAGTTCGATATCTCTGAGATGTTCGATTTCAAGTTCGATGAGGATGTAGAGCACTGCTACCAGCTTATCAATACGACGCCGGTGTTCCATAAGGATGTGCATGAAATCGAAATCAAGCATTCGGATGCGATGATTGACTTGGCTCCCTGCATCAGCATCTACCAGCAGGCGAACTTCTTCGACTACTACGATATCGACAGCGCGATTGCCTTCTACATGTACCTGCATAACGACAAAAAGGTAGCGCTGCCTTCCAGCTGGAAATCCGTGGAGGAGAAGGTGCTGTTCCTGACGATGCTGATGACGAGTCAGGACCGGTATGTAAAACAGGTCGAGCTCCCTTTCATTACGAGAGCGCAGGAAACAGACCTGAACAAGCGTCTGTCTATGGTGTTCACTCCAGACGAGTCCGTACAGGAACGCTGTGAGTTGACTGCCATGGTAGATACCAAGGCAAAGAAGAAACTTGTTATCAGCGGCATGGCGGATGTCGTGAAGGACAACAAGGTCTATTTGCTGAAATTCGTGTCTTCGCTCGCGCACAAGCATTTCCTGCAATGTGCCTGCTATATGCTGGCTACCGGGTTAAAGCAGGGTGTTGTCTGGAATATCCGCGATAACATGATGTATGAAATCGAGATTCCGGACCCTGACAAGTTCCTTGACGCGGTAATCACCTGTATCACAAAGCAGGTCTTTGCCAAGGCAGAAAGCTATACGATTTCCAAGGATTATACGCAGGACCTCGATACCATCATCGAGCAAATCATGACCGATGATTCCCTGCCGGAATTCGATGTCGGCGGCAATGTCAAGGAAGAAAAGAAGACGGCTGATGAAGGTATCTCTATCATCCGCCGTGGTGAGCAGTATATCATTGTGGATGCTGCGAACCGTCAAATCATCGATAACAGCGCCATGAACGGCTACGATTCGATTCTCGCTGCCTGTGAGGATTATGTCCGGAAAAATAAGCAGCTGGCAGAGGAATCCATGTCCAAGAAGGAACTGCTCAGCGTTATTGAGGATTGGCTCGACAATCACAGGGATTTCGAAGCAGCTATGTCCAAGACCGAGGTGGATATCAAGCACCATATCGGCGAATATGCAAACTACGCTTCTCTTTCCACCTATGTTGTTCGTAAGATGCTCAAAGACCGTGGTCTTATCATCAATTTCAGCGAACGCCAGCTGTTGAAGGTCTGGAAGGAGCGGAAGAAGAAGGATACGAATACCGTGGAGAATACGCGGTACGAGACCCTTGCCTCTACGCTCGAATCCCTCGTTAAGGCAGGGGTCGATGTCCAGCTTGAAATGCCGGAAGAGGAGAAGGCCGCAAAGCCCGAACCGGACCCGGAAGAAGAAAAGCCTCAATTCGATAAGCGCATCCCCTATACCGTTATTCGTTCGTCCCGGCTCTCTAAGCCCAACGATGTGCGGTATATTGTCGTCAATCTGAACGACAAGGACCAGGTGCTGGACGATGCAAGCGGATACGGATACAAGTCGATTTCTGCCGCACAGAAGGGCTACGGATATAAATGCCGGAATCTCACCAAGTACGGTGAAGTTAAGCACTCGTCAAAGCCCAAAACCAATATCCCGGTCTCGCAGAGCCGTCAGCTCTCGTTTGGGGACTTCTAAGAAGAGAAAACATCATGACCTACAGCGAAGCATTTTCTCTCTGGGTAGCGGAGGTGTACCGGAATCATGGCTATGAGCCGGATAACTGGTACGGGTCAGAGGTTGCAGAAACGCTGTACAATGAAGCCATGGCGACCTACAACGGTCCTCCCGCCACGATGCGGGATTATATAGAAGCTATCCCGTCTGCGGAAGAATTCGCGTATTTGGACTATGCGATTGAACGGCTGCACCGCGATAACATCAACCTAAACGCACTTTCCGACAAAGAGCGCTGGGCTTTGATGGATAAAATCGTCGCAGAGTATCCGCAGTACAAGAACACTCGCACATCCCATGCCAAGCAGGTACAGCAGACTTCAATGCAGGCGGCGCTCGATGCCGAGCGTGATGTTCTCTTGCAGGCTGCTCGGCACAATGTGAGCCGGTACAGTGAGGCAGAGGATGCCACAAAGGATTTTGTAATCAAGTAAGGGGGCAGTAACAGAATGGTCAAGATTTACGGCTATAGCGATGATATCGTTTGTATCGAAAATTCTCGATACTTCGAGGATGAAATCGGGTGTTTCGATGTTGCCGGAGTCCGGCTTTATTTAGATGACGGCACGATTCTCTTTGTCTGCTTCTCCTCCGGCGTCTGGCGCATTTTCATCGAGCAGGAAGGCTCCGCGCCGTACCGGCACAAGGTCTGTCAGGAGACGAACGATAATGACTACACCGATGAGTTTTATACCGAAGCCGAGGTCGTTCGACACGAAATTGCATCGGCGAGAAACTGAAGGAAGGTGAGACCCATGAATTTCTCAAAAATTCGTATGATGTTCTTCGATTTCGACGATACCCTTCTCATCCATTATCGGGAACAGAAACTCGACGCGACTGCCGACGCACACAGGGCACGGCTGCTGCGGTATGAGGCTGAGAACCGGGGCGGGTACAAGGTATTCGATGAGATTGGGGAAGCGAATACGCTTGTCCAGCATTTCCTCGAAAGCTGCGACGGTATCCCGAAATACTGCATTACTCGCGTGCAGGACAGTATGACCCTGCCGTATAAAAAGCAGTGGCTTGAAATGCACTATCCGGGACAGTTCCTCGATGTCATCGGGACTGCCACCCCCGAACGGAAAACCTCCGTCATGAAACTCCTGACCCAAGCTGCCGGTCTGAATGCTGCGCAGGCTCTGTATGTAGATGACTATTACGAAGCCCTCAATGAGGCGGCGAAGGAAGGCTTTACGGTCATGACGGTACAGGAACTCATGCTGCGGCAATATACGGCGGAGCAATAATAAAGCGCTAAGCCACTAACAAACTAAGGAGGACTACCATGAAAAAGATTCTGAAATTTCTTGCCGCTGCGGCATTTGCCGTCGTTGTGTACCAGCTTGTTTCGCTGCACCGCAAACGCCGTAAGATGGTCGAGATTGGTCAGCAGATTTTCCGGTGATACCTGATGGCGAAAACTCAGCTGACCCGCGATATTGAGGCCGCGCTTCATGCGTGGCATCCTTCCAGCTACGGCGGGTATCGGGTGGATTCGTTTCGTCAAGGGTTCGATGCCTTAGAAGTGCCGGTAGAATGCGGGTCTGTCAAATCCGGATTGGTCGATTTCGTCAGGGTTCAGGAATGCTTTACCTCCGAAACCAAATATGGGACCTGCAAACTGGCCTCGCTTATCGAAACGGATACGTGTGCTTCGCTTGCCGCGATTCAGCAAAAAGCAAAAGAGGCAACCTGCGTCAAGAATATTTCATCGCCGGATTTTTGCAGGGAGCACTGTTCCGAGCGATGGTGCCACTTCCACAAGACGAATCATCTGTATACGCTCGATGCCGTCATCACTTGTGTGGAAATCAAGATTTCTGTGAGCGATTTTCACTCGGCACACGGGCACAATTTCGTCGGGCACTGCAACTATTATGCGATGCCCACAGAGTTATATAAGAAGGTCAAAGGAGAGATACCAGAAGATATTGGTGTCCTGCTCTATTATGACGGCATGAGTACCTGCGGAATCCGAAAGGCGAAGGAGTGTAAGCCACAAATTCTTTCGGAAAGCACACAAAAATGGCTGATTCTGTCCGTTGCTAAAAGGCTGCCCCGGTTCGACAAGAACTGAGGGCAGCTTTTTTATATATTTTTTTGTTTAAGAAAGGACAAACTCAAATGCGGCGAACCAAAGCACTGATACTCGTTGCAACATTGGCTGTGCTGACCAGTGTTGCAGCCTGTTCATGGCAAGCGGAACCTCTGCCTGCCGAATCAGCACAATCCGAATCCTCTCTCAGCACCTCTGAATCTGCGACGCAAGAAACAGCAGAAGAAGCGCAGAAAATCCCGGACTTATCCGGCGTACCGGAACCGAGCGCGGAACCGTCTGCGCCTTTTGAACCGTCTCCTACAACGCAACCTGAACCTTCCCCGGGTCCGACTCCCGAACCAACGCCTGCGCCGACTTCCGAACCTGCGGCAGCGACCTCTGTCTGGGGTGATGTTGCCCCTGCAGCCTGGGGTCAAGCCTACGGCACGATTACCTGTGACGCGATTGGCCTAAACTCTTCTCTTATCTGGGGCGATGACCAGAGTCTTTTGAATCAACGCGATGGGGTGTATCAGTATCCCGGTTCTTATCAAGTCGGTGTGACCGGAGGACATCTGCTTTGCGCACATAACGACAGCGTGTTTTCTTTGTTGCAATATGTCAGCATAGGGGATAACTTTGTTGTGGATACCGATTACGGCGAGTATGTGTATTCCGTCACCCTAGCAAAACCCGGCTATGTATCCTCGGATGCGAGCACCGTGATTGCGGATGATGGCACTGTCCTCGTTAATTTCACAGACGGAATCGATAAACTCATCATGTATACCTGCTATCCGTTTGGGTATTACAGCCCAACGAATCAGAGATATGTGGTTCAGGCTGTTTTGCAAGCATGATTGGAGATGTAGTTTTAGGATGCAAAAAAGAAAAATCCGAAAATTCCTGCATTACACAGGAACTGTCTTTATTCCGCTCATCATTGCTATGATGGGCGTTTTGTTTTGGGTGAAAGTAATGAACGACATCGAATGGCTCCTTCTTTCCCCGAAGCATGTCGCGTTCGGCTGCGTTGCGAGCCTTGGCTTGGTTCTTTGCTGTATTTATGCGGACAGGATGCTGTGCCATGAGGTTTCGGATACGGTTTAAGTATTGCATGTTCTTGCGATACCGGTAAAATAGAATTGTACGATAGATACCAGATATCTTACAATTCACAATTTCGTTTTTAGCGGACTTATCCCTTTCGGGGGACGGGTCCGCTTTTTTTGTTTGAAAGGAGAAATAAATATATGCAAACCAAACACGAATTTCTTCGGAGAACTGCAGCGGTAATTGCTGCGTTCTTCACATTGACATTCACAGGCTGCGGTCAGACACCGGAATCTCCGGGAAGCCTTCCTGTATCCGGGGTCGTCTCAGAAACTACCGCACAAAGCGGTCAGGAGACGGCTGGCGTATCGGAAGGCGGCAGCTTTACCATCCACTTTATCGATGTCGGGCAGGCAGATTCCGCCCTCGTCACCTGTAATAGGCACTCGATGCTCATTGACGGCGGCAATGCCGATGACTCGAACCTTGTATACTCAGTATTACAGCGCGAGACAGAGGGACACTTAGACTATGTCGTAGGAACACACGCCCACGAAGACCACATCGGAGGTCTTTCAGGTGCCTTCGAGGCTGACACAGCCGATGTCACCTTTTGTCCCGTAACAGAGTATGACAGCAAAGCATTCCGGAACTTTAAGGCTCGTGCGGACGAGAAAGGCGGCGGTATAACAGTTCCGGCAGTGGGGGATACATTCACCCTAGGGGAAGCCACCGTCACCGTTGTGGCTGTCAATTCCGTGCCTGAGGACACGAATAATACTTCCATCGTAATTCGCATTGTCTACGGCGATACATCCTTCCTGTTCACAGGCGACGCCGAACAGGAAACGGAAGAGAAGATACTCGAATCCGGCCAAGACATCGAATCCACCGTCTTAAAGGTCGGACATCACGGGTCCAGCACCTCCACCTCTCAGGCGTTCTTGGATGCCGTGAACCCTACTTATGCCGTCATATCCTGTGGCAAGGACAATAGCTACGGCCATCCGCACAGCGAAACCCTCGCAAAGCTGGCCAGCGCGGGAGTAGAGGTGTTCAGAACGGACGAACTCGGTGATATTTACTGCACCTCTGACGGTTCGGAAGTCACCTTCTCGTATGGGGAATACCATAAGGACATCGAAACCTCTAGCGCCGAGGTGGAAGAATCGCAGCAACCTGACACGGTAGCTGAGACCTATATCCTGAACACGAATTCTCTCAAGTTCCACCGCCCTGATTGCTCTTCTGCATCTCAGATAAGCGATGCAAACAGGGAGGAGTATACCGGCACAAGAGAGGAACTTATCGAGTTGGGATATACGCCTTGCGGATATTGCAAACCATAAGTATCCAATCAGCATCCAATCCATATAAGCCTATTTGAGTAGTACACGGGATGTCCCGCTCTGGACGAACCAGGTTCAGGAACGCGCCTTGGCTGATTCGGAAACGGAAAACCATAATAAGGTACTAAAACGATAGCAAGTAAATCAGTCGCCGCTTATGCAAGTAGGTGGTGATTTTTTCTTGCCAAAATGTGCGAACTGAATAGAATGGATATTGTACGATAGATAACATCCCATATCGAAAGGGTTTTATGCCTTTCGTACAATTCACAATTTCGCTTAAAGGGCGGACTTCTCGTTTCTGAGAAGTCCGCCCTTTTTTGCGTCAAAACAAAAAAAGGAGTGTAAACACCAATGTTAAGAGTTTTTACAATCGTCGCCAATGAGGTCATTGGCTTATCCGCAACGGAATGCACACTGATGCAATTCAGCTACAATCCGGAGCAAATCCATGACCCAGAAAGCGTCCTGCGCAGTGCTGTCATGGACTATCTCAAGACGGACGAAGGCAAACGCCGGTTGGAAATCAACTGTGGTTGCTGGAACTGGGGCGATGTCGATGACATTCCCGGCTCGTTCTTCTTGAACTATGGTCTGGCTAAAATTGCGCCGCCGGATGTGAATGTTGTCGTTGACCGCAACGAGAGTTTCATGGATGACTACGACGATTGCACGGAAGAATAACAGAAAGGACATGAAAAAATGCGTATTTATAGCGCAAACAGCGTATTCATAGAAGTTACGCGTCGGTGCAATATGTGCTGTGCGCACTGCCTGCGCGGAGATGCCGAAAGCATCGATATTCAGGAGAAGTACATCGATGCTTTTCTCGACAGCTTTGAGACGGGAGCTTATATCAGCTCTCTTACCTTTACCGGTGGGGAAATCTCTCTGAATATACCGGCAATTCGATACACCTTGAAAGCTGTCAAAGAGCGCGGTATCGCCGTTGGAAGCTTTTACATGGTCACCAACGGAAAAGCCGTCGATAAGATGGCTGACCTTGCTATGGCGAGTCTGGAGTGGTGGAATTATTGCGATGACAAGGATGACTATTCGTGTGGTCTTTGTATCAGCAGCGATGATTTCCATGAAGCAATCCCATATGAAAGTAAAAGTATCCTTAGTGGCTTGAAATATAACCGTAACGATAAGGTAACGGACTTTCATCGGGCTTGTTTACTGAACGAAGGGCGTGCTAAGAATCTCGATTCGAATATCTATAAGAAACGTGAACCTTATGTAGATAAGCTCGAATACGAATTCAGCAAAACCGGCGGCATCGACTTTTACAGCGGCGAGCTGTACTTGAACGCCATCGGTGATGTCGTTTCCGGCTGCGATTTGTCCTACGAGTCGCAGAAGAAATATCGTTTTGGTAATGTAATGGATGAAAAATGGTTGGAAAACATTCGTAGCAGCAAATTGTGCATCGAAGAAAACAGCTGAAAAATAACAAAAACAGAAAGGAAGAAATTATGACTATCAATTTAACTCGTGAGGATTTTGAGCAGGCTATCAAATCCGGCGCATCCGTGTTCGAAGGCAACACAATTCTCGATACCGGAAAACCGTCCGGGCGCTACTACCGTTTCATTCGTGTGCCGCTCGCCAATGGTGAGCACAAGGTAGATGTTCTGTACGGGCAGCGGTTTTATGGAACCTTGGAAAAGAAACCCGTAACATTCAATCAGGAGATACGCTTCCTTTGCCTCGTTGTCGACAATGCCAAAACCGTCAATGAAACACAGGACTTCAAAACGATTTTCTGCCGTTCTTCTTTTACCTCGGATTCTGTCATAGAGG